AGTTGTGTATGAATTGGAATCCCGAATTTGTTCTCCATCAGGACACGAGTGTCATGGTATATTGGAACATCGGGTATACCGTTTTCATTATAATATTTTATGGCATCAAAGACTCTACGGCGTTCAAACGTCGTGGTCATTGAATTGATGCGAACCTTAACACCCTCCGTTACCCGAATTGCATAACGGGCGACTTCAGAGAGTATAGGACAACCTGGATATTGATGCGCCATTGAAAGCGCTTTACATCTCAGCAACCCCAATAATTTGGACTTTGATGCTGAGGAATATTGCCTTGTAGTATAGAAGAATTTTAACAAGGCTTTAATGGGTTCAGTTATGATGACACAGTTAACTGGGTCGCATATAATCCCGCAGAATGATGCTGTAGTGACACTGGCCCCAGTGTCCATCTTAATGACAAGCCCAAGTTGTAAGAATAACTTAGAGGTAAGTAGCTTGCCAAAGTACGCAAAAAGTCCATCATCGCCTTCAACGAACCCGATAACGTATTTATTACCGTTGATATCGAAGCAGAACAATATGACCATGAGGTTTGTGAAGCCATTTCCGAGGCTTGTACACATTTCTCCGGACATTCTGGTTGCGAAAATCTCAAAGTAGAAGGTCTTAAATTGGCAGTGGTTAAGTCCCGCGAGAACAGTCGTAACAATCTTGATCCACTCTGCGTCAAGAAGGTATTGAGACATGAAATTATACAATTCAAACTCGCAATCACGCATGAGACTAGCGGTAAACAGACTTTCAAAGGCCGTATAATCTGTTGACAAAATGTGAGCACCCGGGAGATCGAGTCTCTCAGAAATGTAACGAGCACGCTCACGTACCGGCACATGCTTGATGAACCAAGGTAACTTATACAATTGTTTTTCAATAAGGTGAAAAATTGGACCAACTCGAACTTTAAATTCGTCACGGCGAGAATTAATGATTCGGGGATACTTGTACTGATCGTATGTCTCGTCTTTGACAAACGACTTGATATTACAGTACTTAGTGGGTTCGTCATCATCCATAAAAACAACGCCTTCGCGCAGCTTCGGGTCAGCAAGCTCAGCTTTGCGCCAAGCTGGATAATCTGCTTCAGCCAACCAAGTCTCGACACTTGTATCGGACTCTGCTGCGAGTGGAGTGAGGTTTGATCTAATCCACTTTCGGACAAACCTTCGAAATTTCCTGCGCATCCTTGCTTTTGGAGGCGGGGGTTTGAAGGCCATTCGTTTTGCGGCCCCGGAAAGGACTGAGAATGTACATTGTGGGTCTGGCTGGGGGTTTGCTGCCCCAACGATGTGTGGCCCCAGCGAGACTTGCAGTATTTGACGCCTGCTATGATCAAACTCATCGAAAGTCCGAACTTTAGACCCATCTTTAATCCCTGCCAAAACAGGGAGTTCGACTTCATCGACTCTGTATCCAAAGAGTCCCTGCCTTGCATTCCGGGGCCCTTGACAAAAAGCGAATCCTTACGCTTGTCAATATAATAACAATACATCCCGTAAACTACCAAGGCAGAATCCGAAGCCAAATAATGGTGTTTCCACACTCCATGTCTATTGACATTAACTGTTGCCACAGATTTAGCAGCCGAATTAATTCTGTTCCAAGCTGTAACATGATCCAAAGACTGACTAATGTTAGCAGAATTTGAAATCTGGGCAATAACTTCAGCACTTACATTAAGTTCAGTTACCTTCATAGGAAATTTCCATATTGTACATTTCAAAATGTCTAAATTCAAATTGTGAAAAAATCCAT